GGAGCTTATAAACAATTACACTCGACGAGAGGAAATGGCCAAGAAAGGAGTGCGTGTTCCTTCATTGTGGTTTGATTGCTTAAAGGATGAGCGACGAGGTTTATCGAAGATCTATGATAAGCCGAAGACTCGTGCATTCAATATAGCACCTTTCGACTACACTTTGTTGGGCCGCAAGTACTTTTTGTCCTTTGTTGCCTTTATGTACTCTATTCGAGCGCACTTTCCTGCTAAGATCGGGATGAATCCATATGGTCCCGAATGGGATCAAATGATATCTTATCTCATGGCTGTTTCTGACACTGGAATTGGCTTTGATGTGGTCTGTTTCGATGGAACACATTTTGCTGGTTTTGAGCCCTTTCTTGCTCTCGCTAATTGGTTTTATGCTAATTTTAGCGATCAGGCCGAAACTGAAGAAGATAGAGTGCGCAAAGTTATAATTGATGAGATGATACACACTTTTCATCTTAGTGTTTTTCTCGTCTATTACAAACATATTGGTACATCGTCTGGAGTTTTTGTGACTGCTATTCTCAATTCGTTTGGAATGGCCACTAATATGCGTGTTGCTTGGTTGGCGCTAGCCGAAAGGCATGCACCTGAAATGGCGACCATGGAAGCTTTTGAACGCTGTGTTATTGATGCCATTTATGGCGATGATATAATTGCAGCAGTCCATGATAGTGCAAAGAAGTGGTATAATTCTTATACGATCTCCCGGTATCTTGAAGAGTATGGAATCCGGATGACTAATGCTGATAAAACACCAATTACGTGTCCCCTTGAGACACCTATTTTGGAGCTTACCTTTCTCAAGAACGCAAGTCGTATCATGGATGGTTATTATGTCGCTACTCTTGATGAGAAAGTGATATATGAAATGACCTACTGGATACGCAAGTCTAACGAATGCACACCCGAAGAGTGTGTGCAGCAAACACTTAATTCTGCCTTTCGATATCTGTTTTACTATGGACGTACTAAGTATGAAGAATTCCGCGATATAGTTTACAACCGCGCACGTGAGTGCGGCCGAACTATTTATGTGCCACCTTACCGGCACTTACGAGCGGAATATGTCAAAACTTATTGTCTCTTCGATAGTGAAACAAGCAAAGTTCCGATATTCCCTAAAGACCGAAAACCTGATGGGCCGGAACTAAAAACAATCATGGACAACACCTTAATTTCTACTATTTATTCTTTTAATTTACTTGAACTCGAAGAGCAATCGACTTTTTCCGAACGGCTAAAGCAGGGAGATCCCACTCCGGGACAATCCCTTGCCAGTTATTTGGGAGATCATGGCGAAAGTGGTGATGCAATGGAGGCTACTGAAGCCTACCAAACAACTAGCACTGGAGTTACTTTGCATGAGATGTCAAAACCTCAGGCAATTGCTTTCGACTACGGTCGAAACTATTCTGGTGCTCCTCGCGCTAAGTCAACCATGAATGAGCCGAATTGGTCTCTTGAGAAGCAGATCGGACGATGGTCTTATGTTACTGGCGGCACGTGGACTAGCTCTAATGCTGTAGGCTCTATGCTTCGGCAGTTAGATGTCCTCCACGATTTTATTGTCTCCACCATGCAAGCCACCCCATTCACCATCTTCCGATACGTTAGATGGAAAACTGTTCGTGTCAAAATTCTCGTCAATGGCAATAAGTTCTTTG